AAGCCTCCTCATCATCTGTGCTATTAGGATACAGTGCCGCCCCGTTGCCATCTACAGGCATACCCCGCATTGCATCATATAACATCCACTTTCTTAGGTTACTTGTACTTCTTACTAGAACCCATTGAGCCTCAAAGCCTAAATTAATAGTATGTCCAATAGTGCTATTACCATTATAACTCCCACACTTGATAATATCCTGATCCCCTGTGGGGCCGAACTCACCGTCACCATCGTTGTGGGCGAATAGGTAAACTACAAAAGTAGCACTCGTGAAATTCAAATCAGACCCAACAGTAAACTGTGTACTTGTCGGTGCTGTATTGTTCCAGTAACTTGCATTAGGGCCAGCAGAACTGCTAGTTTGGTTTAAGTTTATCCTGTAGCTTTCAGGGCTAGAGCCACCATTTAGCGAATGATGATAGCAAGTCCAGTTACCTGTAGAATCAGTCCGTTTAACTATCATAAATGCTGGAACGGAACCTAAGTTGTGGTTAATAGTTTGCCCAGAGTTTCCATCCCCAGTATAAGTCACCACATCAAAGAACTTAGGGGCTTTGCGGAATGTCCAAGAGGCGTATTCATGTGGCGACCCATTTATGTTGCCGTTTGTCCCTGGAGTAAAACCATTTGAATTAAAAGAAGATAGCCCAGTTGACTGAGTAAGTTCAGCGGCAGTAGACTGAGACTGCAATAACTTCAAAGCTCCACGTTCTGTATCATATAAAACATGCTCTACAGTAGTTGATCTAGCTTTTACCCAAACCAACCCACCTTCGCCAGCTAAGTCAACCCCATTATCTATTGCCGTGGAGGTGTCGTTACCAGTATACAAATAAGTGCTGAACACATCTTCTACGTTCAGGGCTTCACCACCTGCAGCACCTGCAACACCTTGTAAGAACTTAGCTAGTTTTGCCATTATGTATAAGACCCTGCGTATGCACCATAAAGTGTAGAACCAATCTTCCAGAACACTAGTGTGTCATTGGCTGTAAGTGTTGGTGCAACATTACCACCAGATGTAACCCATGTCAAGGTAGGCCATGTAACTGTGTAGCTTGCACCAGCATTTAGCATAAGCACAATAGACTCACCATCTGCCAAGCTGTCAGTGAATGTGACGTTGCCTGTAAGTGTGACTGTTTGGATAGAACCGTTGTCGTAGGTAAGTGCAATAGATGATGCGTATGTAACTGTAGTGGTTGTTTCTACGACACCGCCACCAAGGTAGAGGTCTTTGAAGCGGTAAGAAGATGCGCCAATGTCTACAGTATTATCTAAAGCTGATCCTGAACTATTGGTGCCATAAATAACATTGTTCTCAGGTTTAATCCCAGTGTCTGACCCTGCAAGATAAATGTGTGATCCGTTAAAAGTCCCAATACTCCCCACAGCGGAGCCGTCTTTGCGGAACGATACAATGGTGCCATGATTGCTTTTTCTATTAACAAAAAGACATGGGTTTCCGTCAACACTTGCTTGGATATTACCAAGTGATCCATGGGAACTTCCTGCTACATTATTCGTTGCAGGGGAGTTGTCAGTAGACCCCACCAGCAAGTTACCGCTGCTGTCGATGCGCATGCGTTCTGTTAAAGAAGAGCCTGTCTGGAAAGTTAGCGCATCCGATGTGTTGGCTTTAATAGAGCCTCTATAACTGGAGGCATCACCAAAGGCTAAAATCCCCTCGTTTGCGTTAGGGACTGCTATATTAAATTGTGCATCTCCAGATGTGCTTTGGATACGCCCTATAACACCGCTAGTATCTTGCACATCAAGTTTGACAGTAGGATTTGTGTTGCCAATACCAACATTTCCGCTGCTGTCGATGCGCATGGCTTCGCTTGTGTTTGTGACAAAGCGCATACTGTTGTTTGCATTGTCATAGTCAATCATACCGATGTCGTTGTCATCAGTATCACCTAACATGAGTATCGAATTACCAGTTGTGCTTGAAACAATTTTGACTTTTGCATTTGCCGTGCTTTGAAACTTAACATCTACAACATCAAGGTCAGCGTTTAAGGTAAGCCCCCCATCCACAGTCAGCCCATCGCTGGTCAAAGTACCCGTGATGTCCAGATCGCCTGTCATAGTATCGCCAGCTACTTCAACGTAACGAGCATCACTCTGTGACTTAGTATAAGTATCAGCTACTACGAAGGTACCATAAGCTACAATGTCTACTGTATCACCTGCTGTAGCACCTGTAGTAAGAACGATAGATGTACCTGATGTAGCAGTGAAGTCTGTACCACTGATAAGCTTCACACCATTCAAGTATACGTCTACGTATCCTGGGTCATACGTAGCACTGAATGTAGTCTGACCAGATGTAGCTGTGTAAGTATTACGTTCTGCTGTACCATTCACTGATGAACCTGCAGCTTGCCATCCAGAGCTACCATACACATACATAATATCTGTAGTAGTATTGAAGTACAATGCACCAAGTACAAGAGCATCACCATCATTGTCTAGTGCAGGAGCAGAAGCCTTAGCACCTAAGTATCTGTCATCAAAGTCATCATATGATGCAGCAGCATCTGTAGCACTAGAAGCTGCAGCAGTAGCTGAGTTAGCTGCGTTAGTCTCACTCGTTGCAGCATTAGTAGCTGAAGTAGCTGCATTAGTTGCACTCGTAGCTGCAGCAGTAGCTGACCCTAAAATACCATCTACATATGTTTTAGTTGTAAGGTCAGCAGCATTAGTTGGGGTGTGAGTAGTTGTAATTGGTGAACTGCCCATATTAATGGAACCTGTCATGGTTCCACCAGTCAGAGCTAAGAATTTAGTGTCAGCATAGTTTTTGGTTGCTGCGTCTTGGGCTGCAGTAGGATCACCTAGTCCAGTGATCTTGTTTGTACCCATAGCAATAGCACCAGTCATCGTACCACCTGCTAGTGGGAGCTTGGTTGCTATGCTTGTTGTAATAGTTGTGGAGAAGTTAGGGTCATCACCTAGAGCAGCAGCTAGTTCATTTAATGTGTCTAGTGTACCTGGGGCTGAGTCTACAAGGTTAGCAATGCTTGTGTCTACGTAGCCTTTGGTTGCTGCGTCATTTGTATTAGTCGGTGATGTAAGGTTAGTGATGGTAGCTGTAGTACCAGCATTCATGTTCAACGTACCGTCAATAGTAACGTTGTTGAAGCTAGATGAACCACTTGATGTGATGTTACCTGTTACATCACCTGTCAGATCACCAGTTACGTTACCTGTAAGGTTACCTGTAACGTTTCCTGTGACTGGACCTACAAGACTAGTTCCTGTAATCGTAGTGCCTGTGATAGCTGCCGCTGTTGTTGCACCAATAATAGTGTTATCAATATTACCACCATTAACATCAACAGTCGCCAAGGTAGCTTGTCCAGATGTCGAAACAGTAGTAAAGCTACCTGCAGCAGGAGTAGTAGCACCAATAATACCATCTAGATTACCTGTTACATTTCCTGTTACGTTACCAGTAACATTTCCTGTGACATTACCTGTAACATTACCAATCACTGCACCAGTTAAAGTACCTTGAAAGCCACCAGTTGCAATCATCGCACCTGAAGAGTTTACTGTAGTAAACGTACCTGCAGCAGGTGTGCTACCACCAATAGTGGTATTATCCATTGCACCTGAGTTAATGTCAGCAGATGTAATAGTAGCTGTACCTGTTAAGGTAGATGTACCTGTGACTGCCAGAGTGCCTGATGCTGTAATATTAGTGAAGTCACCTGTAGAAGCTGATGTACCACCAATGGCTACACCATCAATGGTTCCCCCATCAATGTCTACTGTTGTAGCTGTAACTGATGTAAATGTACCTGCAGCAGGAGTAGTACCACCAATTACAGTATCATCAATAGTACCGCCTGTAATAACTACAGAGTCAATGTAGCCAATACCATCAATGTATAGGTCTTTAAACTCAGCACCCGATGCACCAAGGTCAACGTCATCGTCTGTTACAGGTTTAAGTACCCCGTCTTCTAGTCGAATCTGTTCTACTGCAGCAGAAGATACTTCATTGTAAAAACTAATTCTGTTATTAGCTGTGTCAATCACAACTTTGTTTAATGCGTCAGTGTCAGCAATTAAAGGTACGTAAGCACCTTCAGTAGAGCTACCATCGTGTTTGTGACCGCCTGAGAAAGCAAACGCATCACGGATAGCGTTGTACTCTGCGTTTACTGGTGCAGCTTTAATAACCGCATTAGCGATAATGTCTGCTACCGACTGTCTGCTATAACCTGCCATTTTATAACCTGTCTCCTACTCCAAATGTAATCACTAGACCCTGAATACTGTGTGATGCATTGGAATCATTAGTTACGAATTTAAATGATGCTGACTTACCTGAACCTGAAATGTTAGTACGTTTAACTGGGGCAGGGTTACCATCAAAGATTGCGGTGCTATTATATAGTGCTTCATTATAGTAAGCTGCAGCACCCTCTGTGCTTAATGTAAAGTTTGTTGGACTTAGTGTGTCTACATCTTCGTAGTCATACAAAACAGACATAACGATCTCGTTGTTACCTTCAGCACGTAGATATGTAGCTACAGTGTAGAACACCTTGCGTTGCTCTGGGTCTTGCATATGAAAAAACGGTGTCTGGAATACACTAAAGATGTCTGTGCCATCAAAGTCATTACCTTGTTCTTGTCTATGCACTTTACCGTTTGCATCACCATGTATAACAAACTCATACTGACCAATGTAGCCACTGTCTGAAGCTGTAGCGGTAATACCTAACATCTGGCTATATTCAAACTGCAAACCGTTAGGCGTTTGTCTGAAACCACCGATAATACCTTGTGAGTCTGCTGCAGCAAAGAAGTAACGGAACTGTGTCTTCTGCCTGATGACTACTGCATTCAATCCTTCAAGATCAATATCAAACACGATGTCAGTAAAGATAGACTGAATGTCTTTTGATACTGTCTCTAGGTTAACGTCACCAATTTTGTCTGTACCACTGATAGGACGTAGACCGTCTTGTGATAAGAAAAGTAGGTCACCACCTATCTCAATAACACTATCTGAGGCTAGACATCCAAGGTCATCTGTAACTTCTTGTAACACAAAGTTAGAGATGTTATCACCAGCAAGTTTACGGATATTGTTAGTACCAAAGATGTACAACACATCACGAAACGACTTGATAGCTACAATAGGAAAGCCTACATTAATAACACCAGAACCATCAGCAGCAGCAAAACTAGTCTCATCGTAAGGCGCACTAAAGTAAAGATTGGTAGGTTCTGCAGGATCACCCGCCAAGAACATGTGGTTTTTATATACGTGAGAGTACTTAGGATCTGTCGGTGCATCTGCGTGTGTAATCTGCGTATAAGTTGTACCATCGTATGTAGCTGCAGGGTTGATACCATCAGTAAGCATTACCTTTGGACTACCCCAGTTGTACTTAGTGAAGCGTACTTTTGTTACACCTGTCATTGTAGGTGAACCAGAAGTAGTTACTGCAACCCAAGCCTCTGTAGCTGTATCCCAATAATGTAAGTAGTTAGAACCACTAGAAGGTGTACGACAAGCTAGAATACCATCGTTGATACCATTAGCTACACAAACACCTAATACATTTCCTGTGCCTGTAACGGTACCGTAGTCATTACTAAATCCGTTAATTTTACGATAACCACCAGTAACAGAAGGTTCATAGTTAATAAGAGCAACTGCTGATCCTGGTTGTGTCTCACCTTGTGACAGCACATCACGACTAGTGTTTAGACCGCCTTGGCAGAATACTTTAAAAGAAGCTAAATTATCAGCCATTAGATCACACTATTAAATGTACTGGATGCAGGACGTTGAATTACGGTTGAACGAACATATAAGTTATCGTCCATTAGAATACGCCGCATTGCTTTAATACCCTCTTCAAAATTTTGTTGGTGGATTGCGGCACTTTGTTCGTTACTACGGAAACGCATTATAAACATAATAGCACCATCAATTACTACATGTTTAAATCTGTCAGGAATAATCATTGTATCTGTATATAATACTAAATCATCTGGATAAGTAAAATATACATATTCAATTTCATAAGCCGCATCCGTTAATGGTGTAACTCCAAATTTTTCTTCTAGTGTTTGATATATGTAAATAGGTTTACCTATACCATTTGTTTGATCTCCTTCATCGTCTTGTGTACGATAATTTTGAAGGTAGTCATTATATGTTAATGTATTTAAATGTCTAGGTGTATTATCTAATCCCGTAGTCTTTTTTAGAAAAAACGAATCCCAATCTACAGTACCCATGTCTGATGGAAAATCATACGTGCGTTGTGCTGTAGTTAATGTTTGGGTATATGTTGTTT